ACACCGCCCAGAGGCGGAAGGTCGATGGCCGCGCCTACAGCGCCGGCCGGTGCCAACTGACTGTTGATAAGTGACGTGAGGAAATCTCCCGCCATGTTTATCCCCGTGCTGAAGGCCTCGTTGACGCCAGGGGCGCTCTTCCCGCCCAGCACCACCGAAGTGTCAGTCGCTTCGTAGTACACAAACTCTGAAGTCTCGATTCCGGTGAAGTTGCCCTCTTCGAACACCACCCAAGGCGCTCGAGGACGAGTGCCCAACAAACCAGGGATGTAATACTCGCCAGGGAACGTCGGGTCACCCGTAAACAGGTTCACACCTTCTGTGGTTCCGTCATCAGCGATACTCACAGCGGCCCGTACAAGGCCGGTGAGCAAGCTTCCACCGAAAGCAGTCTCCGTACCCCAGCCCGAACGATCCTGAATGTCCCAGACGAGACAGCCGTGCCGCAGCGGGATCATCGTCGCCAAGTCCTCGATGACAGCGTTGTCCAGCTCGCCCAGCAAGTCACCGAACGGGTGAGGATCCTCGTCGTGCAGGTAACGCCTGCACGTCAACGACAACTGAGCGTCCTCCAACACAGACTTCGCCACCTCGTAGAACGGCTTGAACCTCGAGAACACCACCGTCAAATTCGAGTTATCCCCGATAAGCGGAAACGGCTTAACGATGTTTCGCCAATTACCAGGCCAGAAACTAGGGCCCATCCACTCCGTAATATCCAACGGATTATCAGGCAAAGTCCATAAAGAAGTTTCGAGCCTCAAAAGATTACAAAAAAGTGTGGTGAGGAGACAAAATTTCGCGGGCCCAAAAATGATCCACAACTTAGGAAATTGGAATTCCGGTCTTAAGAATGGATTGGCCCAACATAGTATATGCTTAGTCTCTTCAAAATCGTGTTTAAAGATGATCTCGACATACGAATCACCCTCTTTAGTCCGCACGACTTTGTAGTGATCCATCCTACCTGACCAGCGAGCACCCTGCTTATCGATAGTAATATGGACATTGCGCTTGCTGCGCCCTTTATGATCCATAATCCACTTCGACATATAGTGATCCACACCCAGCTGCAGGGAAGCAGTGCCCACATCGTTTTCGATGAATTCAAAATCGACAGAACGCCAGCCCGCACAAACACCCCTGAGTGTGTAATCGCCATCCCAAAGCCTCACCAAAGGAGGAGCCAGCCGGCCTTTCTCACGCTTAGCTTTTCTTGCAGCCGCGTAATCCCACACCCGCTGATGATGCGATAAAGTAGTTAAACTCATCTGAAACCGAAGTCCTTACCTTTATCTTCCCACTCCCACTCGTGGTGGGAAGTCGGACTTAACGGATACAAGTCACGCTCGAAGTTGTGAGCGGAGCCCCCCTCGATATAGGAGGGCTCCTCCTCATCAACCGTCTCGAACTGTTGTGTGTCAAGCGACAACACCGGAATGCCGAACACGCGTAACGTGTACCGGGTCACCGGCTACTCCAAGCCCCAAGGCCTAGACCAAGGCCTAGGCAGTCTCAGCGTGACCATCTGACCGATAGCGCAGCCAGACACAGTGATCGTGAAAGTCTTCGACTCGGTGTACGGGGGGATCGGATGCCTAAACCGGACACCGTTCATCCTCGACCAGATAGTCGAACCAGACTCCGACACAACCTGCTCCACACGAGGGTCTGCGTCGATGACACAGTTCTCGGCCGGCGCAGTAGCGCCCACGACAGTCTTCCAAGAGCGATAGCCGATCGTGCCGTACCCACTCAACCCGGACGTGTCCACCGTCAACGACGGGAAACTCTGCCCGGAAAGGTTGTTGCGGAACTTCACGACGTACGGGTGTGAACCCGGTACGTCTGTGTACACGCGAGCTGTCGGAGCGTCAGCAGTAGAATCTCCTCGAGTCAACCCTGCGGTGTTCACGATGAGATCCGGGACGTTCTGGCCGAAGCGTGTGCCACCGAACTTGATCACGTAAGGGCGCGAGCCCTCCGACTGAGTTGACACAACCACATCCATGCCAGCGCCGCCGGTAAGCCCGTCAGCGTTGCCTGTCAAGGCTGGAACATTCACACCCTCATAGGCACCCGGAACCAGTAGCGGGCGGGCGAAACCGATCGTCCACGGCGCATACTTCTTCCACCACTCTTTGTTCACGTTGATATCGGTAGGGCCGATATTCGACAGAGCTACTAACGCGTTGTACACAGCCACAGGGCCAGCGTCCCAAGCGATCGGCGCAGTCGTCTGACCATCGAACGTCAGCGTGAATGTGCCGCCGGTAGGCTCCCCAACAAGAGTGACCGTCTGAACATCGTTTGTCACTTTAGAAGTGACATTCAGATCGAACAGAGCGATAGAAGGCAGCGCCGTAAGCGCAGCCCACACCTGAGCATCGCTAGCGTTAAACGGGATAGCCGCCGTCGTCTGGCCGGCGAACGTCAAAGTGAACGTCCCACCTGTAGCGCCATCCAGCTGCAACACCTGAGTTTCCCTCGTCGGTGCGCCCCTAGTGACCTCGACATCGTCGTAAGCGATAGAAGCCAAAGCTTCCAACGCAGCTTTCACACTCGCTGTCGAAGCGTTCCACGAGATAGTCCCTGTCGTCTCGTTGCCGAAACCTAGCCGGAAAGTGCCAGAACCAACGATCCCATCCAAGTTGAAGCACTGAACTTCGTCGGTGCGAAGACCGCCGATAAGCCCTGGCATGCGAACCCTGCGAGTCGCCAACTCCGGATCCTCGAACGAGTAGTCCGGGATAGTCCACAGTGTGGCCCTAGACTTAGGGGCCCCAAGCCAAGGCAAGCCCGGCACGTAAGGCTCAGCAGGAGCGAACGAGCTACCAGGCACAGTCCACTTCGGAAAGATGTACTGATCCGTAGGGTTCAACCCGCCCTTGCCATCAGACGGATGCACAGTGATCGTCAACGTCTCCGTAGGTAGCGAAGCCTGCGGCCACGGCCACGGAAGCTGCAACGCGTTCGGATCAAACGTAGTGTTCGTCGCCGTCGTCGCCGTATACACAACATCGTTCTGATACCAGAACGGATCGGCTGCAACACAAACCATGACAGTCCGGTTCACCGGATTCATCTGAGGATCGTGAATCATCTCGACCTCAGGAGATTCCATCAGCCGCAACTTCAAGTAGCGGGTTCCAGAGCCTGGAGTGGTCACACGAAGCGTGCTGTCTTTGTCGAACGCCCAAGCCTTACGCCACTCAGAATCCCTCGACATCCACGAAGTCGCACCAGACTCTGCATCATTTAAAATCTCGACACCGAAAACGATGTCCCTGCGAAGCACACGGTGGTTCAGGTATCTCGAGCCAGGATAGTTACCTGGATCCTCATACACAGCCTTGACCGGAGGGTCGAAGAATGCACCTTTGACATCTGTCGCTAGGTACACTCCCCGATCCCCGGTGGTCAAGTTGAACGTCACACCGTTAACACCTACTAGCTCAACAACGGTGTTCGATTTCAACAGCTCACCTTCCTACCATGCCTTGGGCTTGCTTGTTCGTCTGATTGTTGTGAATCGAAATGGTGTCATCGACATTCGACGTGTTGAAGATGTTCGTGACACCTTTCTTCGCGAAGTCCATGCCCCAACCAGCCACAGCCTGCAAAGCGCCATCGCCGCTCATGCCCAAATCCTGCATCGCTTGACCTGCCGTAGCTTGAGCGAACGCGTTAGGCATCTTCATCAGCTCTTGGATAGAAGCCACGAAAGGATTAGAGCTAGTCTTTCCACCGCTAGGATTCTGCAAATCCGCATACTCCTGCGTCAGATCGAGCATGTCTTTCTGATTCACCAGCTCCTGCTGCTGCATACGCAGCTCTTCAGCCTTAGCTTTCAAAGCACCGTTGCCGGTGCTCTTGGCCTGATACTCAAGCGCCTTAGCCTGGATGCCAAGTCGCTTAGCCTCAAAGCTCAGAACCTTCTCCATGCGACTGACTTCGCTATCACCGAAACCTTGCAGGGCCCCTGTGGGATCACCGCCGCTTGCGAAAGCGTCAGCTACTTTGCCTGCGAGCTCTCGTGCCTGAGCAATGACAGGTCCGAACCCGTTCTCCATGCCCACAGCCATGCCTTCGGCTGTGTAGCCGCCGATCTTCATGAACTCCCGAGAGGGAGAGCTCACTCCTAGCTCGTCCTTGGCCGCGTTAAGCGCCTTGATAGCTGCTGAACGCGCCGCCAACTCGATGACCGGAGCTCCTTTGAGGATGCCTGCCGCCATACCAGAAGCGATCTGCAAGCCAACCTCGTTAGCCGCCGTGATAGCGGCAGCGCCACCGCTAGTGATGTTAGATGCCAGCTGACCCATAGCTTCCTGAGCCTTGCCGGGAATCTCCTCCAACGAGCTGGAGATGCTACTGAAATCAGGTGCTTTAACATTCGAAGTGGCAGACTCGACAGCCGTCTTAGTCTCGTTCATCGCACTCTGAACATCTGCCTTGTAAGTGTTGATCGCAGCGGTAGCTTCAGACGTGTCAGGAACTGGCACCTTGTTTTCCTGAGGAGCTGCAGCCGCCGCCGCCCCCGGCTGCAGCGCAGAACCTGTCACATCTATCGGCCAGTGCCCCAAGCCTGGGCCCTGTATCGGTGCCTGCTCCGGACCACCCAACAGCGTAGAAACAGCTTGCTGTGACTTAATCGCCTGCTGTTCAGTCTCCATGATGCTCTTATTCAAAGCGTCAATCTGAGCCTTAGAAGGCTGAGCTTCAGTGGCATTCTGCAGCCAAGGAGTGTTGTTGAACAAGTCTTTCGCGTTGCTCCAAGCGCCAAGCACGTCTCCTTGGGTGAGTTTCCCAAGAGCTCCGATGAACCGACCGCCCTGAACAACCGTCTGCCAGCTCTCATTCAGCTTTGCGGACAAGTTGATGATATCGGTGATCAGGTCACCGATCTTGCCTAGCGTCTCGATGAAGCCGTCCATCGAACCCGGAGTGCCCATGAAGTTGACGGCTGCCTTGCCCCAGTCTGCGACTTTAGACAGAACAGTGTCAATCGTTTTGCCTAGTTGCTCGAAAGCAACACTGAGCTTGCTGTCTTTGCCACCGGCCGTGATTTCTTTAACCCAGTTGTTGAATCCCTCACCGGACTTGTTGAACCAGTCAGCGATATCAGGAAGCTGCAAAGTGAAGTTGTCGATCAGACCTATCAGACCGGACATGAAACCGTCCATGCCGGGGCGCATCTGCGAGAAAAAAGCGCCGATCCGTTCGATAGAAGCCTGGAACTTACCGCCGTCATTCTTGAACGCGTCTAACGCGCCCTGAGAGAAATCAGCCAGCCCTTTCGTAACAGCCGGAAGGGACTCCTTCAGCTTCGGGAAGATCTCGTCAGCCACCCGTTGCATCACGGGAGTGAACTCAGTCTGAGCCGCCTCAGACATCGACTTCTTCAAGTCATCAAACTGCGGCTTGATGACCTCGGCCGCTTTCTTAAAGCCGTCCAACCCCAAAGTGATCGCAGCTATAGGAGCTGTGATCAAAGATAGGAGCCCAGGAATGGCAAGCAAAGATGTGGTTATCAAGCCGAACAAAGGCGCAGCAACAGCTGTGATGCCGGCCAAGATTACTGCGTAGCCTGCCGGGTTAATGCCAGTTCCGAAGCTCGGGAAAGGGAACTTTCCGCCTTTGCCATCTTTACCCAGCTTCTTCGAAGGGTCGTTGCCGTCACCTCCCCCGACCTTCTTGGCGTCCGGGACCATGTCCACACCGATCCGGACACGGCCAGACTTCTGCATCGCAGACTTGAGACGCTCGAAGTCGGCGCGAGCCTGAGCACCATCAAGATGAGCCTTGACATGAACGTCACCTTTCATGGTGCGTTCGATCTCGTTCAACTCAGCCTGCAGCTCCGCACGGAACCTCTTAGTGTCCGGGCTGACCTTCACAGAGATGCGTGCTACCTCAACACCGGTAGCCATCCCAGCCTTTTTAGCGGCCATTCATCAACTCCTTCTTACGTCGCTGCGCCGCCAACATCGAACCCGCTATCGCGGCAAACGAACCAGGCTTAGGTGCATTAGCTTTTTTGTCATCGCCAGGGATCGGGAACGGATCCGGCGGCTTAGGCTTCGACTTCTTCGGATCACGATTAATCAACAGCTGGATGTGGTTACCCGCCCTCTGAGCGTTAACCAAAGCCACCAACGCGTAACGATCCGTGTCCCACCCCCGAAACTCTTGACCGCCCTGCCTCGAAGCGAAGAAAGCCCCATCCGTAGGCAGATGCAAAATCAGAGACAACAAGTAGCGCGGAGACAGCGCATTCTCATCAGAGAATAAATCCCGAAGGTCAACCTGATAGTAGTGAAGGAGATCAGAAAGAATAGCCTCGCCGTGCTTATCTATCAGGCCGGCGAGGGCTTGGCTTCCCCCACTTGAGTCTCACTAACCCAACGAGTCAACACCGCCGTGTAAAGGTTCGCCTTGATAGTCGGATCCTCGTGATCCAACTTGGCGATCAACTTCTTCGGCGCAGTAGAAATAAGCCGGAAAATCTTGGCACAAGACTCAACAACAACCTCAGACCACTCCAAAACAGCTTCTTCGTCGTCGTCATCGCTCGTCTCGATAGAGTTGATCTCCTCGATAGCAGCGATCACAGCCTTACGATCTCTCTCGCGAAGGCGAAGCAAGCTCGTCAACTCAACGACATCGCCGTCACCAAGATCGATCTCGGTAGGGGCGTAGCGTCGGATAGTTTCCTCGCGCAGAGCATCCAAAGTAAAAACGTTCGACATAGCGGACCTTTCAGTAGACGGCAGGCCAAAGAAAAAGAGG